CCCTTACCATTTCCACCGTTGCCCTTACCACCATTACCGTTCCCATTGTCACCATTACCGTTCCCATTACCATGAGAACCATTCTTTTTACCATTACCATTGTCATCACTTTTCTTTCCCTTTTTCTTATCTAGGTATGCTTGTAAGCCAGGATTGATCTTACCTTCCTTCATATGGTCTGCTGCCTTATACATGGGCTTACCAGTTTTTACATTCTTCTTACCTGCTTTATATGCTTGATATGCAGGAGTATTACCTTTCTTATCAGCATTAGTTACTGTGTATGCTTCACTGCGATATCCTTTAGATCTAGGATCCTTACCAACTTTCATGTCAGCAACTTCTGATGGAACAGTTCCTTTTTCAGGTCTATTTCTGTAAGGAGTGCTTCTGTCTGAGCCTTTTGATCTCTTACTTAGCATCATTGCTTCATCTACATCAGCATATACTTGACTTTGATAAAGAGCGTTTAACTCATTTAATTCTTTCATTAAGCCCATTTGAAGTTTTCCAAATTTCTTTCTAAGGAATATTTATAGATCTCCCACTTTACGATTCTCAGATTTGTGCACATCAAACTCTCCACCAGGATATCTTGCTTTGAGTTTTTCTACATTCATCTCTATTATCTCATCAAATGTAGTGTCAAGTGCCATACATGCTTGGGCAATATACCAACAGATATCACCTAGTTCTCTCTTCATATGAAAGACATTATCTTCATTGTATGGTTTACCTTGTAGTATTATCTTCTTTACCACTTCTGTAAACTCTCCTGCTTCAGCAGTCAAACCTAGTGCAGCAGTAAGAAGACGAGGAACATCAGCATCGTCTTCGATTTCTAATAGATTAATACGTCTAAGGAGATCTGCATAATTACTACTTGCAGGGCTAGTTACCCCTGCAACGAAGTCTATATACTTTTCTGTATCAACAGTCATTAGTAAGAATACCCCGCAACAAATAGTTTTTCATCAGATGATGGTTGAGAATCAGAAACATATAATCCCTTAGATGCCTCAGAGTTTGCTTGTGCTCTTGCAAGAACAAATTTTTGCCCTGCTGCATTATCACTACCACCCCATGCTCTAAGTGCAGAGTGTTGTAATGCACGACCATAAGAGAATGATACATTCCAAGGTAGATCACCTCTGATGTTCATTTCATTTAGATATACAGATGCTGCTTCTTCACTTAATCCACCAGATAGAAAATTGATACCTGGTACAGCAGCAGGAACTGAACGTCGTAATGTTCTGATTGTGTATTCTGCAACCTCTTTAGGGCCTACTTGTTCCTTACAATCAGCACCACATACAGTCATAGATGGTTTGAGTAATGTTCCCTCTAGTAAAACACCTACCTTTGCACATTTCTCATATACTTCTCTTATAACTCTCTCTTGAATAGCAGCAGTCTTATCAATATGATGATCACCATCCATCAGAATCTCTGGTTCAATAATAGGAACTAATCCTGCCTCTTGAACTGAACGTGCATATCGAGCAAGACCCCATGAGTTTTCATGAACAGCATAATCAGATGGGCCATCTTCTGTGATTTGTAATACTGCTCTCCACTTGGCAAATCTTGCACCTCGTTTATAATACTCTTGTGCTCTCTCTGTTAATCCATCTAGACCAGAACAATATGTTTCATGGTGCAATGCACCTACAAGTGGTTTCAATCCTTTGTCAACTTTGATACCAGCAATGATTCCTTGTTGATCTAGTTTATCTACCATGCTTTCACCATCAGCATGATTCTGATATAATGTCTCTTCAAATAGAATCGCACCACTGATAAAAGATCCTAGGCCTGGAGCTGTAAAAAGCATACCTCTGTATGCCTGACGATTCTCCTCTGTGTTTTCTAATCCGATATCAGCAAGTCTTTTACCGCATGTATTTGTGGATTCATCAACTGCAAGAATTCCTTTTCCTCTAGTTGCTAATGCTTTAGCAGTCTCTTGCAGTTCTGCTGCATAGTCGTTTATTTTACAAGACATAATTAAAAACTTTGTAAATTGCTTTCTGGTAACTCTTCTAATACAGGTTCAAATGGCAACCTTTCTTTTGCTTTTGGCAATCCTTGTTGGCCAGGTAGTTCACCTTCGTAACTAGCATTGATATCTATTATCTCAGGTGGTAAAGGTTTAGGAGCATTGACTATTCTATAAGTAAATTCCTCTCCTTCATGCAATTCAAGTGTTTTGATTGCATATTTTTCATGACTACAATCACAATATTTTTCTCCTCTATGATCATATACAGACCAATAAGGATAAAAGTTAGCAGGTAGTATCATTAAAATTTAAACTCCGCAAAAGACTTTTTAAGTTTACTTTCCTTCTCATTATACTGTTCTTCTTGGCCACTGTCAACAATATCATTCTGTGCTTTCTGTTCACAATCATACAATCTCATCTTTGCACGATCAATACCAATCACAAATCTTTTATTGATAGTAGGATCATTGTATCTGTTCTTTAATTGTTTGACCATGATCTGATTTAGATCTTCTAATTCTTCAGTAGATATAAGAGCGAACATAAGATCAGCAGTTGCAGGAAGACCAAATGACTCAGAGGTATCGGTAAGATCAACATCAGAACTAGCAAAACCAGAGCGAGTAGTTTGAGTTGCGGAAACAATCGGAAGGTTCGCTTCGACGGCAAGACCACGAAGTTCTTCTGCAATCGCCTTGATATACGAGTAAGAATTGACATTATTGTTGGTTCTGTATCTTGAGGATGCACATATATTTAAGTAGTCTATAAAGATGATATCTGGTCTGAATGATTTCTTTAGTGCAAGTTCATTGAGTAATGCTCTGAAGTGACCAGAGTGTGCAGATGCAGTCGGATATTCTTTGATAATTAATGATCCTTGAGTCTTCTTTGTGAGACTTGTAACCTTATCATCGAACATCATCTTAGGAAGATCTACAATATCTTGAATGTTGACATTTAAAAGATTCGCATCAATCCTCTCCGCAATCTTTTCTTCAGCCATCTCAAGCGTAATATATAAAACATTTTTACCTTGGAGTAAAACAGAACTGGCAAAATGACACATAAACAAAGACTTACCCACACCAGTTCCCGCCAGTGCGATATTAAGAGTTTTGTTTGGTATGCCACCTTTCGTAATCTTGTCAAAGTATTCCAAGTCGAAGGGTATCTTATCTTCTTTTCTATGATACGATTCATATCTATCCTCATAATCAATTAGATAATCATGACCTACATGACTATCGAAAGACACAGCCAAAGCATCAGACAAAATAGTAGGAATAGCATCCCTTCCTTTAGTGTCATCTTTTCCATCTGCTAGTTGGATTGATTCCATTAGTGCCAAATATATAGCACGGTCACGACACCACTTTTCTGTGGTTGTAACTAACCATTCAAACTCTGCAGGTTCATCATCAAGACTTGATATTAATTATATCTGATCTTTTCTCTGCCTCAATAGAAAGTATTTCTTTTGTAGCAGGTTTATTATATTGTTCTACAAAACTAAAGATCTCCTCAAACACAATCTTCTGAGTGATATCTTCAAAGTAATCTGCTTTTATAAAAGGTATTACTTTGCGAATATACTCTTCATTGTGAAGAAGATTTCTTAGAATTAAAAATTCAACACTATCCATGAGGAACATCAAAAACAAAAGTTATCCTAGTTTCTTCACCAAGATTTACTGTACCATGTGGTATCTTATTATTAAACCACAATAATGTGCCAGGATCAACTACTACGTTTTCATTTCCTACAAAATAACTATACTGTCCTTGTATCGATAAATGATATCTATCTTTAGTATGATAGTAAGTTCCTTCGTCTATGTGTGCACCAACAATTTCACCTACAGGTAATGCAAGAAAACCACAACGATATATCTTAGGAAACATTTTACCAAGATAATTCATGATTTCGGTATGATGTTCATATGCAGGGGTCTTCATACAGATTTCAGTATTACCTACATCTTCACCTGGCTTAGTGATACCACCCATGATCAATTGCAATACATCAACAGATGTTATATACGCATGAGGATCTTTGATCTCAGTGTTTTCAATACCTTTTTGTGATCCCCAATCTGATGGATGATTATTTAATTGTTCTTTTATTTTTGATATGTCTATTCCTGTTTTTAATATCTTAATATGTTTCATGATCCATAACTAAATTCTTTTTGTGCTATTTCATCTAATGCTTGCATGACTTCTGGTGTGAAGTATTCATCTGGATTAGCAAGAATCTGTTTGCCATATACTTTCTTTCCGTTGATCTCATATCTACCTGCAACGTTCTTCCAGATACCACCTATCTCTCCAAGTTCTAAAAGACCATAGTATCTATCAAGACCTCTATCATCATAATAGAGACGTATGTTTACTTCTTTATTCTCTTTACTTAAACGTGATTTGTGAGTCTTTGCCTTGACAATGTTTCCAATGACTTCCTTTCCATCCTTTTCCTTTTTACGACTGAGATAAATGATTGTGCTTGCTGCATACTTGAGGCCGCTACCTCCGCCCATTTCTTTTGTAGGTATGTAAGATCCAAT